AAAATGCTGCCGTGCGCGTCCACTTCTTCCAGCAGCTTGTTGCGGATGCCTCTGGCAATGCCCTGCGCCCCGTCCATGTCGCCCAGCTCAACCGCAGATGCAAGCGCCGTGCGCATGTTTTCCAGCTGTTGCGCAGCCTGAATCTCTGCCGCCTTTTCCCGGCGTGCTTCCTTGATTTTGTCGTTCGGGTTAATGATTGTGTTCACGGTGGTTCCTCCTTCATGATGTCGGTATAGGTTCGATCCATCTGCTTCAGCAGGTTGCGCGTGTTCTCGCGCTGCGCGTTGGCCTTCCAGCAGCGCTATCTCTTCCACCATCAGCCCCGTCCAGTATTCCGCACGGTCGCCGCTCAGGTGCAGCACCGTATAGGCAAGGTCGGCGCAGCCCATCAGCGCGTCCAGCTCATTGGCTTCCCGGAAGGGTGCAATCACTGCCATGGGGTTCGCTCCTCCATGCCTGTGCGCCTACCGGCGCAGGATGATTTTGATTTAATAGATGATAAAAGCTGCCAGCACGCCAACACTGCTGCTCGCATAGCCGCCGCTGAGGCTGCCGTCCGTGTCCACGTAGCGCACGTTGGTGCCGTACCCAGTGTGCGGGGTGCGCAACCAGTACCAGCGCGGTGCGCCGTTCAGTAGGTAGATGCGGTCGGCGTTGGTCGCTCCGGCGAAGAAGGGATAGGTCTGCCCCTCGGTAACGTTGTTTTCATGGCCGTATCCCATCTCGTCCCGGCTCAGCAGCCACACCCGGTCGCGCACCACCTCGCTGCCGCCGCCATCCGTCACGGTGTTCAGCGCTACGGTCTTATCCACCTCGCCAATGGCGGCGACCAGTCCTTCGTCCAGCTTTTTCAAAAAGCCGTCACGCGCTGCGTAGCTTGGTGCGCGGTCGAACTCGCTCTGCGGCTGCCACCACGCCCCACCAGCCTTGTCGCTGTTCAACCACTGCCGGATCGCGCTTTCCTTGTAGCGGTTGCTGCCGTAGCGCAAGCGGTGCACGTGGTTCATGTGCTCCGTGTGCCCGTCCGCCGTGCCCAGGTCGGTGCCGTCGCTTCCCGCGCTGATGCTCACCGTCTCGATGGCGGCAGCCGCCTCGCGGCTGGCGTAGGTGCTGATTTTCGTCGCCAGCGCCTGCTGCTGGTAGGCCCACGGGAACATGATAACGCCGCCCGCAGGCACCGCCTGCGCCAGCGTGAATTGCAGCGTAGCGCCGCCGCCGTACTCCACGTCGTAGCCCGCCAGCAGCGTGAAGTGATAGGTTCCAGCCGCCAGCCCGTCCGCGGCATAGTACAGCGCTTCCGT